GTCACTATACGGAACGTATCGAGCCTGGAAAAGTTTAGAGTCCCTGTTGGCTGAAGTTTCGATGTATCTAGACAGTAAGAAATTATAGCGACGTTTGAGGTAGTACTATTGTGCATGTAGCCGAATGGGGTGTTGTAGTATTGAGGCAGGTCGACCCAATGGGGAAGGCCCCGGGACTCGCCCACGTCCACGCCATTAATTTGAGTTTTGAATTGGAAATTAGAAGAATTCAGAGAGTTTGTACCGTTCGAGTACAACTGCATGTAATTTTGAGATGGGAATGCTATGAATTTAACTGGCTGGGCAAATGCAAACTCCTGGGTGGGAGTGTTAGCTATGACGGCGCGCTGAACTTGGGTAACGAGCAGGTCGTGTGTGGATTTTGCAAACCAGTCGCGCTCGGCTTGATCAAGGTACACAAAGTTTGTCCAGCACTGCAACTGGAGAGACGAGTACGACGGGTTGGCGTACGATACAGTTCCCAAGTTGTTTACGAAAGAAATCGTAGTGTTCATAACGGTGACAGTGCTTGCAGCGGTAGGCCAGCTTACGGTAAGGGTTGGAGAATTCCAAGACGTTACACTCACCGGACCGGGCACGGGGAGACCAATCACGTACTGACCGGCTACAATAGAAGACCCCGAGATACTCGAGACACCCCCTATTGTGAACGATGCACTCGTGGCATTAACTATCGTTGGCATTGTTCCTATGATTTGAGCAGATGCAACAGGTGCTATACCAGCGAGTGGGCCCGTAAACGTAGCACTCCCTATGTTAGCGGCAGCAGTGTTTGAAAATGACACAATCACGTTCGAAAGGAATCCTTCACCGGTATATGGCACGAACGCGTTGGAGTAGGACTGGACGACTGCCAGGTTAGAGTACACGTTTGATGACGTTTGGTTGGCAAGTATCATTCCTGGGAAAATTGGCCCGGTCGTCTGTGAAAAAGAAACGTTTGCCAAGTTCGAGGAAAACGTGGTCACAGCCGAAACGTTACCATAAGAATTTGGAACTATAGATGGGCTCAGAACTGGGGACACGGTTGAAGTACCGGTGTTAACGTTTATAGAGTTGTTCAGATATGTTGACCACGTTATGCGAATTTCAACGTCATGATACTGAAGTGCAATGAGGGGAATGCAGACTGACCAATCTTTACAGAAGAAGAACTTTAAGGGGAGGAAAGAAGCCTTCTGGTTATTTACGACAGTAGAAACTGAATTGAGAGCACGCTGTGAATAAGAGTAAGCCCCTGTTACAGGCTCTATGTCCGTCATGTACTCGATATCGTGGGTATCTATTATTTGACCCCCAATTAAGAGTTCGAATTTATCAAAAACCTGTGTCCAGTCAAGGTTTGCAATTACAGAACCGTTTGTATCGACTGCTGTAAAGTAAACGTAACTGAGAAGGTCTCCCTTTTTCTCGAATCGAATCGTCGAAATTCCTCCAGCTGAAGGGGAACCCTGGATTATTTGACGTTCTACTGAATTTGCATAATGAGTGTACTTGCGATACGCTGACCTAAAAAAAGAAATCTCGGGTTTTCCCGTTAGCCACGTGTCTTGTTCACCTGTTGCAACGAGTTTCACAACACCTCCGCTCATTTATCATTGGTGTTATATTTTTTTATTAAACAATAGCGAGCGGTGGTAACGCCACGGGATTGTTTTCAAGTTCCTGGATTGCTACATCGAGTGAATGAGGTGTAGAATAAGGGTTGGCATGAGACTTGCGTTCGTTCAATTTATAAAATCGAGAGTCCACGTATTGCTGAACTCGTCCGCCTGTGGTTCCATTAATAGGACCTGGCGGGAAGGGCACTGTTTCTGAACGGAGCTGGGACATTGCTCCTATTACATTGACCGGATCATTTCGAACATTCATCATTCCCCCGTTCCCCGCCCTGTCTGGTTTTGACCTGTCACCGCTTTCACGGGTAAGACTTTTGTTTGTGTACGCCGTTTCTCCTCCTTCTGCGTAAGGCTGGTATATTCTGTATTGCGCGGGACCGTCTGAAAGAGTGTCAGATCTGGCACCCGTCTGCTGTCTTTTTGTGGACCTCTCTGTTTTTGAAAATTCCGGGCGACTTTCCGGTTTAGTTATAGCCCCACCTTGCCCCTCTGCCCTGCTCGGCATGGGTCCGTGAAATATCGTCTTCGAGTCTTTTGCCTCCTGGGTAACCAATCCCAAAGGAACGGGTCCTCCATTGGGGACAAAGAATGACGGGGTGCCATCTCGTCCTTCGAGCGTCGTGAGTTTTTCTTCGTTAATATTAGTTGGGAGTGCACGAAAAAATTGATGGAATCCACCTGCTGCTGCAACGTTTGCACTGTAGCCGAGTCCCGGTCCAACGTTAATCCTTTCTATGGGTTGAAGATTATTCATCTTGTTCGTAATGTATTCGCGCTCGTACATGTTATAAACTGGCTGTCCGTAAGGAAACCGGCCGTTATCTGCTGTAGAATCTTGAAGGGACGGAACGGCTTCTTTCGGGGCAAGGCGCCAGTCTCCAACTCGTCTGCCAAAGTCAGGATTTGTGTTTCGCAGATCGAATGCATCCTTCTCGTGATCTCTAGGGTTGGACATCATGTCCACGTCCTTTCTGGTTATGGATGATCGGGTGGTTGAAGGCACCGAAACTGGATAAACGATCGAATCTGGATCCTTTTCACTCAGTTTCTTACCTGCAAACACAAGACCGACTATTGCCGCTATTGCGAGTGGATCCATATATTATCTATTTAGAAGTTTTTCCACGGAAATATCTTTCTGTAAATCTAGTATTCTGATCTTCTACAAATGTACTTATAGGGTCCCATCGCATCCACTGTATGGGAACTTTTTCGATATCGTAATAATTGTTAGGAAAATCATACGACCTTTCGGTCATATCCTTTCTCCACGTTGTAGTCGGTTCTGGGACAAGTTCATTCATTACATTTCCGATATCTTCTAGTGTAATCTGGGCGGGTCCTTGCCAAATTCCTTGTTCTAAAATATTTCTACTCGTCGTAAGAGTAGGTGCCATTATCATAGGGTTAGAAGTTATTTTTAACCACCAGCTCCGCTCCCCCCTCGTCCTCCTCGCATTTGTGTAACTTCTGGGAAATGGAAGTTGAAATTGTCAGGATCACATGCCATACCCCCCTGGTCTTTGCACATTGGTGAAAACTTTTTTCCAAAAGAAGCCTCTGCGAACCCCGTCTGATCTCCTGGAATTGTTGAAACTGGCATTGTATAAAAGTTACGCTCGGCGTCACGTATTCTTTCAAACGGATGAATGTCACTCCATTGCTGCTGAACCTCGGTGCGTACGCTAGGGTACCAAGCGGCCGATGGACGGTCCGGGTCATCTACATATTCATTCATCAACACGTTCCCCATGGGGTTGTCTCTGGTGGGAAGATGAACCTCGGGCTGAAGAAAACCTGGCCTGCGGTCGCTTGCAATGCTTTTGGTCCCGTCAATTATCATATTATTTTGCTGTAAATAATACAGAACCCCCATAAATAATATACCTAATGCGATAACGCGTGAATCCTGTTGAATTAAATATATTATAACTGTTGCGTATATTATGAACCTAGCAGTCGAAAGAGTTCGTTCGGTCGAAGACTGCTGAGAAGTAGGCCAGAAATTTAAAAGCCTGTCTGAATTAAATATTTGTTTTACATCCATTCCTATATTCTAGCGAGATTTTTTGTTTCCCTTTTTCCGAGGTGTCTGAGGGATCATTCCGGGGAAACCAGAGCCTCCTGAAAGCATTGACGCCAGCATGCTGTTCATCCCGGACATAATATCGAGATTGTTTCCTGGTTTGATGTTTTTAGCGCAACTTTCCGCAACAGCCTCAATCTGAGAAAGAGCTTCTGGGGGGAACATGTTTAGTGTTATAGAAATCATGTAAAGAGACGACAGCCACTGCCAGATTGCCGCCTTGTTAGAATCCTTGCATGACTCTTCGTGCCAGTGAATGTGAAGATTAAGACTCTTTGCAAACTCATTCTCTTCACAGAAGAATGAAGAATCCTTCGCCATGAGCTTCTGTGAAAAAGGAGACACCTGGGAAACGAAAGTCATATAAGAATCGGAACCTTCCCGTACCTTGGCCTTTGCTGCGTTAATCTCCGGATCGTCCGTCCAGACGTTGAGTATATCTTCGATAAACTGGCCCATCATTTCATTAAATGCTTTAATAGTTGTCATTTTGTATTATAAAAGGTAATATATTCCTTAACTAGAAAGGCTCGGTCAATCGAGATTCGTGACTTCCATGTGATTTACTTGTGAGAAAGTATACAAGTATGGCTACCAGAAAAGCAGGTTTAAAATATTCTGAATTCTTAATTTTCTCTCCTCCGTTGAGTTTGTTTTTCATGTAAACGTATCCGATTGTAATAGCGGCGGCTACAAGTGCGGCATTCATTGGATGTCTGAGCAGTTCTTCCATATGCAATTACTCAACCTTATTTATACGACTCGGTGTCCCGCGCTCTGGTATGTCATCGTCATCGAACAGGTTTTGACTCTCTGTGTTTACGGGCGTGGAACCCGGCACGGAAGGCGGTGTCATCGAGTTATTTACAGTTACTGTGGTATCGACTCCTTCTGGAGTTTTTCCAAATTCCATTCCTGGAACATTCGCAGGCAAGTCTTCCTCTGGCTCTGGTTCTGGTTCTTGCTCCTCTTCGTCGTCAATGTCAAAATCTCCAGAGCTAGGAATCTGAAGATACGTGTTTAAAATTTCAGCCGTAGGGACAAGTGTGTCTATAACTTCTGCAATTTCAATAGAAAATCTATTGAACAATTCCTTTTTACGAATTTCATCTGTGGTATTTTCTGTAATTATCAAAGGGTCATCGTACAAATTACGCGCGCAATTTTCGTAACACCTCTGGACAAATACATCGTTTGCTGGAAGTTTTATACATATTTTCTTTTGTTTTTTATCTATCCGAATAGAACTGAGTATCTTAACCTGTATTACGAAAACAGCTGCGAGAAGACTGGGAAAGAGGGAGTTTGACTTTATAATAGCCTCTGTGTTTTTGTTGGAAATTGACGAATTCCATGTTTTTACGTCTCTCAGCAGCTCCTGGAAAACACGAGTCGTATTTTTTCCCTGTGAAATTTTTTTGGCTTCTAGCCAAATTTCCCAAAATGCCTCAATCATTACAGGAATCATAGCCTGACACAGTTTTTTCGTAAACCTGCGTTCTGATTCATTTAAAAGGTCCATTGTAATTACTTTCCTTTTTTTTGAACGCGAATTTTACCCGCGGCCTTGTGAAGGTTTACGAGGCTCGGAAAGTACATGTCGGGTGCATCAGATTCTTCTTGAACGTTTTCTCTCGTTTTTGTCCATTCCACCTTTATGTCAAGGGGGCCTGTTAAATTTACGATATACCCCAGTCGTTCGAGTTGTCTACACATGTACAAAACTGCCTTTGCTATGTCATAACGAGGAAAGCCTATTATGAAAGGGGGAACGGTCAGAATAGCCTCCTTTTTACCCAAATCTGATGACGTTTTTATTTTTCGAGAGAAGCTATCAAGCATAGCCCTGTACATGTCTTTTTTGACGTCTTTTCGTTTTTTTTCACGATTTACAACTTCGCTCGCTTTCATTCCTAAATTAAATATTTATATTTTAAGAACTTATAGAGGCGCGGCTCATCAGGCTACCCTGGGTATTAAAGTAATTAGAAAGATTTGTCGTAAACGAGTTGCTCTTTGATTCCGTGAGCGCCGATTGAAGCTGCCCGCTGAGACTGGCTGTCACATCGTCGTAGCCCTGGTACGTATCGGGTTGGTAAGAGTTTAGATAGGATACTGGCTGGGAAGTCGTGTTTGTGTCTAGTATTCTAACAAGTCCGTTGCTGTCAATATTGGCACGTATTTGAAACTGTTGGCCAAAAAAATGACGAGTGTTCATAAACATAATACTTGCATCGTAATTACCACCCCCTGTTGGGGTGAACGAAAGAGTCTCTATTGGTACCATATCCTCTTGTGTAGACTGAAACTTTTCTATTACTGCCTGAATAACATCCAAAGGAACCGCAGTTCCGTCGCTTACGGGAACTGACGAAGACTGTGGGACTGTTTTTGCTTGGACAGGGGATTTTGATTTTGAATTAAATATAAAAAATAATATAATTCCCAGGAGAAATATAAATACAATTTCTTCCTCCATTAGCATTCGGTGCGAAAATATTTCAGACGAAAAAGATTGTTTACGATTAATGGCACTCCTAGTGTACTCGGATATGTGCAAATTTTCAAATGAAATTTTAAAAATTGTAAATTCAAATCCAGTTTTAATGAATATTGTTAGGCTGCACAACATAGTCCATTTGGGAGTTCCCTCGAAAAAGATTACACGCACACCCACTCTCGTAACAAACGACGGTAAAATGCACGTGGGACGAGATGTAAAAAACTGGCTCATATCTATGATTCCTGTCGAGCTGACTTCTTGGGACACGAGCCCTGACTTTTGTTCAAACTTGGACGGGTCAGAGTGCAATGAAAACATGTTTGAGCTGGAAAGGTACGGAGAATCTCTCCAACCAGAGCTTACACCAGATTTAGAAGAAAAAATTGCAATGTCTGTTACTGAGGCATTGGCAAACGCTAAAGAGAGGGCTTAAAGGGTACATTCTCTGTACTAGTAATGAAATTAAAGACTATACAGTCTGCCGCAATAAAGTCGGTGTTCGAGGTTCTAAAAGAAATTATAAACGATGTGAATGTATATTTTACAAAAGAAGGTGTTAAAATTTTGACGCTAGACACGGCGCGTGTTACACTTGTTCAGATGACTCTTCTTGCCGAAAATTTTGAAGAATACGAATGTAACGAGGAGATTATAGCAGGTCTCAACATGTCGAACGTATATAAACTTCTCAAGACTGTTACGTCGTCTGACATGCTAACTATAGCAGTGGAAGGAAGAGATGTGATAGATTTTATGATTGAAAATCAGGATAAACATTCAGTCACGAAATTTAAACTCAAGCTCTTGGACATTAACGAGGATATGATTGAATTTCCGGATATAAAAATGAACGTAATAACGACAATGCCTAGTATTGACTTTCAGAGGATTGTGCGTGACATGTCAAATTTAGGAAACGAAATTCAGATTTGGAGGGAGGGCCATGATATTGAATTGAACTGCGTGGGAGACTTTGCAAGTCAGAATACTATTATAAAATACCCAGACTCTCAATACTGTGAAAAGACAGGTGGGTCCTTCAGTCTAAAATACATTAGCCTGTACACAAAAGCTACGAACATGTGCTCGAGTATCCAGATTATGCAAGATTCTATCAACAAAGACATGCCTATAATTTTCAAATACACAATTGCAAATTTAGGGGAATTGAAATTCTTTTTAGCTCCTAATATTTCTGAATAAAGTTTTAATTATATAATTGTACATGGAGGCAAGGTACGAACACAGATTGAGAGAATGTAAGAATGAAGACGAAATGTCTGAATATATTCTATCTTGTTTTTCGCATATAAAGGAGTACACGGAAGAGACTGAAAAAATACATACGAATCATTTTGCATTAGGTGTAAAAGTGAAAATGTCTAAGGGGAATCAACGTAAATCAATTTATAAAAAATACATGAACGAAGTCGAGGGCGAGTATGACCCTGAAGACTATATAAGTGTGCAAAATTATGGAAAACCATGCGAAGAGTGTGGAAAAACATTTACCAAGATTATCGACGAAATAACAGCAGATGAAATATGCATGGAATGTGGGAGGGCTGTCAGGTTCCATGAAGATGAACTCGGGTACAAAGAAGAACAAGAAACCGAAAAGCACGTTATATATTCCTATAAACGTGAAAACCATTTCAACGAGTGGATTTCACAGTTTCAGGCAAAGGAATCTACGAGCGTTCCGGATGAACTTCTTAATCAAATAAGATCAGAATTTAAAAAACAAAAAATTAAGGATTTATGTGAAATTACACATGAAAAGGTACGCGGTCTTCTCAAGAAGCTAGACAAGAACAAATACTATGAACATGCCCCTTACATTTCTACCATAATTAGCGGGATTCAGCCACCCACAATGTCACAGGAGCTCGAGGACAAACTTCGCCTCATGTTTCATAAAATTCAGGCGCCTTTCGAGAAACATAAACCGGTAAACAGAAAGAATTTTTTGAGTTACAGCTACGTTCTTTATAAACTGTGCGAACTTCTAGGAGAGGATAAATACCTCCCCTGTTTCCCCCTTTTGAAATCTAAAGAGAAGCTCTACATACAGGATCAAATCTGGAAAGGTATATGCATGGAACTTTCGTGGGAATACATTAAAACTCAATAACTTCGACAGACTTTTCTGCAAAGTTTATTAGGAGACCCTTGTCGAGCCCCAACAATTTCATATAATTTTTTGTCTGAATTTTATAAGATTCGTTGAGCTTGCTCACGGCCTTGAGTTCCACGACACATTTTCTGTCTACTATTAGATCCGCCCGAACGTGTCCGACGTTTTGGTCACTGTAGAACACAGGAATTATTCGCTCAGTCTCGTAGAATATTCCAGAATTGCGAAGAGACACTTCGAACGCACGATGATACACTGATTCGGAGTAGCCGGGGCCGAGAGACGTCCATATTTTTTCTGCAATTGGTACCAGAATTTCATTCATTTGTTATCAAAAGCTTTGCGTGTTTAAGTTTAAGTATTTCTGAATGAATCCTACATTTGTAAATTTCTGTCAAAGTTCTAATAAAAAGTAGGAATATCACGCTCCATGCCATAGGGGCCACGGTCTGAACTATTTCAAGTGTTTTATCGGCAGTGAGATATAGTCCGAGAGTAGTAAATGCATTTAAATAATACATGATTATAAAGACTCTACGAGTTTTAAGTTGTTCGTCGTCTTTTAAGAGATGATTCACCCATATTTCTCAGGGTTACGTTGGAATTCCGCTTTCTTTTTTCACTGAGTTTTAGTCGAGACATGAGACCCTCTAGAGTAGGAACTCGTCGGGTCCCGGGAGCTTTCGAACGTTTCTCTAGACCAGCGACGACCCTAACAGCCGGCGCGAAAGGCCCAAAAAGTCTTTTTTGTTGATTCACGTTTTCCTTGTTCTGTTTGTTCATACTCTTGAAAAATTGAATAATAATCATGTCCCGGGTTACTGGACCTTTTACTTCATGCGGACGGTTTGCAACTTCGTGGAACGTGTCATCGGGTGTGAAATAAACCGCAGTACCCTTTTTAGGCACTAGTAAAGTAGGTGAATTATGGCTTTTATTGTAAAGTAAAAGTTGTCCAGTTTCGGAATTTGGGGCGTTTCTAATCGATCCGTTTGGGCTTGTTATTTTTGGATTGTCAAGATAATAAATTCCTTGAATGAAACCCTCCTCTCCGCGACGGAAAAGTTTCGTTATATTTACGTGAAGTTGTTGTTTGTTTATGTAACCGGCAGAAATGTCTTTCACTTTTCGTATTAAAATTCTCGCATTTACAATCTGGGTTTTCGTAGACGCTTTCAATGGTTCAGAAAGTATCTTGTAAATTTCATGTATTGTACTTTCGTGATTTTTCCTCCACCAAGGATGAGCGTCTCTCGAATGAAAATTTATGTTATTAGATCCCGTTGGATTTGCATTTCTAAGTCTAGAAGCAAGTGAAATAAGCCTGTTCATTTTATCATCCCTGAAAGAATGAGTTATAATAACCATACTATTATTCTATTTTTTTATTTCAGTTTTGAACCAGTGAGCAAATTTTTTCCTTATCCACATTGCATCCTGTCTGTAAATCCTATGGGCCCGTGGAGCCGTCCTTTTCGTGAACGTGCTTATGGCCATGAGTCGCCGAAAAACAGCGAGGGGCGCTTCACCACCCTTTTTTATCGCGCGCATCAATGCAATGTGCCTATTGGTCATTGCTTCGACTGGATGATACCCGAACCTGGTCAACATCCCGTGTTTGAGGG